AAAATGGTAATATGTCATCTGTATTTAAATTAAAAACAACAAGTCATTTAGAATCACCAATGTTTTTTGGTGAATCAGTAGACATTGCAAGATATGATGCTGTTCGATATAATCAGTTTGAAAAACTGACAGATAAACAACTTGGATTCTTTTGGCGTCCAGAAGAAATGGATTTATCTAAAGATCGTAAAGACTTTGCAGATCTAAATGCACATGAACAACATATCTTTACATCAAACTTAAAGCGCCAAATTTTATTAGACTCAGTACAAGGTCGCTCGCCAAATCTTGCATTTTTGCCAGTAGCTTCTGTTCCAGAATTAGAAGTATTAGTTGAAACATGGGCTTTCTTTGAAACTATTCATTCTCGCTCTTATACACACATTATTCGTAACATTTATGCAAATCCATCTATTGTATTTGACGAGATTAAAAATATTCAAGAAATTTTAGATTGTGCTCATGACATTTCAGTTTACTATGATGATTTTATTGAATACTCTCGTTACTATGAAATGCTAGGTGTTGGTCTTCATAGAATCACAAGCCCTAATGGAAGTAAAGAAGTTAAAATTAATCTATATGAACTTAAGAAAAAGCTGTTCTTATGTTTAATGAGTGTTTATATTCTTGAAGGTATTCGCTTTTATGTTTCATTTGCTTGCTCTTGGGCATTTGCCGAGCTTAAGAAAATGGAAGGTAACGCAAAAGTAATTAAGTTTATTGCACGTGATGAAAACACACACCTAGCTTCAAGTACATCAATTATTAAGCATCTATTAAAAGATGATCCTGACTTTGTAAAGATTCGTCAAGAAACTGAAGAAGAAGTTCAAAAGATGTTTGTTTCTGCTATTGAGCAAGAAAAAGATTGGGCTAAGTACTTATTTAAAGATGGATCAATGATTGGTCTTAATGAAAAACTTTTAGCTGATTATGTTGAATGGATTGGTTGTAGACGTATGAGAACTTTAAGCTATCATTGCCCATATAGTGTACCACAATCAAATCCATTGCCTTGGACTGAAAAATGGATTAGTGGATCTAATGTACAAGTTGCTCCGCAAGAAACAGAAATTACTTCATATATTACTGGTGGCGTTAAGCAAGACGTTTCAGTAGATACATTGAAAGGCTTATCACTATGATTATAGTTTATTCTAAAAGCGTTTGTCCAGAGTGTGATAAATTAAAATCTTTTTTAGAATCTAAAAATATTAAATACACATCTATAGATGTAGAAACAAATGCTGCAGCTAGAGATGTATTGTTAAATCAGGGGTTGAGATCTGTTCCACAACTATTTCATGGTGAACAATTGATTGGAGATCTTAGCAAAGTTAAAACTTGGCTAGAATTAAAAGAACAAACACTATGACAAAAAAATCTCTAGAATGTAAAGAATGTAGCTGTGAAGCTACTATAGAATATAATTATGATGAAGTAGGCGAAGAGCCTATGTATTGTACGTTTTGTGGTGCTCCATATATAGAAGAAGAACTGGATGAAATGGAGTATCCACATGATGACGCAATGGACGATGAATGGTAAACCTTTTGAATTAGGTGAACTAACTCATAAAGAACTATACGGTTTTGTTTATCTAATTACTTGTACTTCTACTAAAAAGCAGTACATTGGTAAAAAGTTTTTTTGGTCTAGCAAAACAAAAACAATCAAAGGTAAAAAGAAAAGATCCAAAGTAGAGTCTGATTGGAAGACTTACTTTGGATCTAATAAAGTTTTGTTAGAAGAAGTACAAAACAAAGGTGAAGAAAACTATACTCGCGAAATTTTACATTTATGTAAAACAAAAGGTGAGTGTAATTACTTAGAAGCTTTAGAACAATTTACTCGCGGAGTTTTAACAAGCGATAATTATTTTAATGAATGGATTATGGTAAAAGTTCATCGCTCGCATATTAAAGGTTTACAACGGGTAAAGACTGTGATATAATAATGGGACAGGTACTACAATTTCCAAACAAGAAAAAGTATAGCGATGAAGATTATGCTAATGAACTTAGTCGAGCACTCATTACACAGGTTTCTGCTACACTATTCGAATTTGGATTTGATCCAAGAAAGCCAGAATTATTTAACGATCTTGGTGTAGTTTTGAATATACTTAATGCTGCAATTTGTCGACAACTTGGTGTTAATCATTTTATGCATGGATACTTAGATTTAGTTGCTGAAGAGTTGCAAAAAGCTGCGAAAGAACAACATAATGATACTCATTGATTTTAGTCAAATTTCCATTGCATCCTTTATGGCTCAGCCTAATGCTGAACTTAGCGAAGGATTCCTCCGTCATATGATTCTTAACTCGATTCGTATGTACAACAAAAAATATCGTGATGAGTATGGCCAAATGGTTATTGCATGTGACGGCGCACATTCATGGCGTAAACGTGTATTCCCACAATATAAAGCTCACCGTAAGAAAGCTCGTGCAGAGTCTTCTATGGACTGGGAATTGTTTTTTACATACCTCAATCAAATCAGAGAAGAGATCAGAGCTAACTTCCCTTACAAGTTTGTACATCTTGAAGGAGTAGAAGCTGATGACGTTATTGGTACTCTAGTTGAACAAACACAGGAGTTCGGTAAGAATGAACCTGTTATGATCATTTCTTCTGATGGTGATTTTATTCAACTTCAGAAATACAAAAATGTCAAGCAATTTTCTCCCATTCAGAAAAAGCTCGTCTCAGACGCTAACCCTCACCTATATCTTTTTGAACATATTATCCGCGGTGATAAAGGTGATGGTATTCCTAATGTTCTTTCCGGTGACAATACCATTGTTGATGGCGAACGCCAATCGCCGATTACGCAAAAGAAAATCGATGCATGGCTAGCAGTTGCTGAAAACCTTCAAGGTTCTATGGATGCTGAAACGTATCGCAACTATCAACGCAACTTACAACTTATTGATCTAAGTAAAGTTCCACAGGACATTAAAGATCAAATTATAAATACATATGAATCACAAGAAATGGCACCAAGATCGCGTATTCTTGATTACTTAATTAAAAAACGTTGCAACCTATTAGTTGAATCAGTGAGTGAATTTTAATGGCTAAAAGAATTTTAGTTTCTGAAGTACTTGAATTAGTATCTAAAGCAGAAACAAAAAAAGAAAAGTTTGAAGTACTTCGTAAGCATAACACTCTTGAGTTAAGAGATGTGCTAAAGGGAGCCTTTGATGATACTATTGAATTTATTCTTCCAAAGGGTCAACCTTCTATTGATGAGAATGAAAAGAAAAAGTACGATAAAACACATCTAGTGCATGAAACAAAAAAGTTTAGATATTTTGTAAAAGGTGGTCCTGGTGAACAGGTTAATCCACTTAGACGTGAGCGTATGTTTATTGATATGCTTTATAGAATCGATTCAAGAGAAGCAGAACTTATATGCAAAATGAAAGATAAACAATTAGATGGTGTGTATAAGGGATTAACTAAAAAACTTATACAAGAAGCGTTCCCGGGATTGCTTTTTAAATAAATAATAGTATGGAAAATATCCATACAGTATAATATAACGGACCAAGTCTTAATTGACTTTGGTCCGTTTTTCTTTATAGGAGACAAGCTTATCGATTAGTGTTTATATTATGTGATTACTCAATGTACAATTTACTTTAGGAGAATGCATGATTCCTTCACAGTTAGAAAAATTAAAAAAAGACGCACGTGAACTTGACCATCATATTGCAAGAATGAAAAAGGAAGGCAGGGGAGACGTAGCCAGTCGATTGCTTAACAAGAAAGCGCATATAGACGCTTACATTGAACAAATCACAGAAGAAGATAGACACCCATATGAATGGGGTGTTACAAAACACTAGAAAGTAGGTGATCCCAATCTCGGCACAGGACCTTTATGGTCCTGTGTTCGTTTCACGATATGAAAAGCCCTTATAAATCAACAACTTATAGCCCTGTACAAACTTAAAAAACTGTGGTATAATATTAATTCAACAGTCAAAAAGGAAAATATGATAAAGGTTATTATTACTGATGAATTTGAATGTAAATACGTTTATGAAGTTTCTGATTCTCAATCAGCCTCTAACATCGTAAACGAATGGCTTTCATCAATTGATGAAACTCCAATTTATAATATCAATATCGAAATTAATGAATAACATATGATTTATACAAATCAAAAATCTAAACTTACGAAAAAGCAACGTGCTACTCGTGATGCTTTACTCAAAGAACAGCGAGCAATCAAGCGTTCTCTAAAGCAACTACAATCAAAAACTACATTAACTAGCACACCTGCGTATCATAGGGAAACCCCAAAGGTGCCTAGTCTTCCTTGTACTGGCGCACCTTGTACTAAACCAATTCATGGTAAAGTTTACACTGGTAGTTCTATGATTGGTATTGGTACTCTTCATAAATCAAATGCAGTTCCTATCTTTAGTCAAGATGATGCTAAAGAACAAGCCCGTATGCGTAGAGGTTAACCCTGTACAGCGGGTTATTTTTGTGATATAATAATCTTATCAACAGTGAAAAGGAACTAAATTATGATAGCTTATTGTGATTATATTGCAGACCGTATTAAAAACGGTTTGAATGATGATGCCAAAAAGGTTGGCACTTTAATTGGAAACATTGGTAAGATTAATTACGATCTTACTGAAACTGGTTCGTTTAAGTCTACTAAAAAGACTATGAGCGTTATTGATGTAAATGGTAAATTTTATCGTGTAACTGTAGAGGAAGTTTAATCATGGGTTTGGATATGTATGCTTATCGTGTTAGCAAAGAACACGTTGTAAATGATTTTGAATTTAATACAAATCAAGATCCAGTAAATGATATTGCCTATTGGCGTAAGTTTAATGCTCTTCATGGTTGGATGGAACGTCTATACCGTGAACGTAATGGTCCAAAAGAATCTTTTAATTGTGCACCTATTCGGCTACATGTTGAAGATCTTGATCAACTACAGCGAGACATTGGTGAAAATAAACTTACACCAACTGAAGGATTTTTCTTCGGCGCACAAGAAATTTTTCCAGAAGATATTGCAGCTACAATGAAGTTTATTCTTGAAGCTCGCGAAATTATCAAAGCTGGTGATGCAGTTTATTACGATTCATGGTGGTGATATGTTAGACTTATTTAGACCTACGTTAGAGTGGATTAAAGATGATTGGAACAGTAGTCGTTTTCGTTTTATTATTGAGTTGCTTGCTTGGGCTATTAGCATCGGGTGTTCTATCACAATGGCACTTACTGTTCCCAATCCACCTCTTTTGGTACTCTATCCTATTTGGATTGCTGGTTGTGCTATGTATGCTTGGGCTGCTTATACTCGGAAATCTTTTGGCATGTTGGCTAACTACATGTTACTTGTAACTATTGATACAGTTGGATTATTG